ACAGATGTTGACCATAAAGACAATAATCATGATAATGATTCTTCCAGCAATCTGCGCCCGCTCAAGCATGGCAAGAATACTGCCAAGGAGAACAAGCGCAGNGCNGGNAAGAAGTCTTAGACCGAAGACGGTACGGCTTTAAGCCAGTACTGAACTACACCTGTTGAGACACCGCCGTTATAAGAACTACGGCCTACTCCCCAGGGACCCCAATTACGGCCTTCAGAGGTCATCTGGAAGGCTATCTTGGCGTTGGTGACGGGATTATATAGGTCAGAGGCTCTAGAGAGCCCATACTGCTCTACACGGGCTTTTAAAGACCCATATAGGTTAATCTGGAACATGCCATAAGAATTATCCCCAGTACGAGGATTATAGTTATGGGCAAGAGGGTTTCCATGTGATTCTTTCATCGCTACTGCCCAAGCAACCTTTAGAGCATGACCCTTAAAGCCAGTTAGGCGTAAGAGGTCGTACAATTGGGTTTGAGTTAGTTTATGCATATGAGAATACTTGAGGACGGAGTCTACGCTCGTGGGGACTACCTTGGCCTTAACAGCTTGGGCTGTTGTCATAAACGAATTTGATATTGTGAGCATAAATGCACACGCTATTACTAGTAGCTTTCTTTTTCCATTAAACTTCACACTATCTCCTAGGCTAGAGAGCCAACCCGGATCTTTTACCTACTGTCACTAGATAAAAAATAGCTCGGCGTCTGTCTGCCAAGCTAGTTGCAACTCTGTTGTTTCGTTGTTAGTGTTGGGGCAATTTCTTGCTCCTATATATATCCTAGCAGTAAATACAGGGTTGACGCAACAGTGAAAGCCAAATATGATGTAAGATATATCACCTATAGCAGTAAAAGGGGCAAATAATGAGAATTACACAAAGAATTATTACTAAACAGGGACACCCTGTACCATCTAGTTCTCATGCTCCACGAGGACCATTTCCACCAGAGCTGTACGCACAAGAACCTGTTGTAACGGATTATGTGCCATTTGATGATGAACATCCTCGTGGTGCTACTGCACAAAACAACTTTACCTCACCCAAGCTATTTCGGTGTAAGGAATGTCACGTGATAGTATTAGAGCATGAAGTGCCAGATCATTGGTGCGAAGAAGAGGGCGAAGACAATGGCGAAGACGCATGATGTAGGTAAGTTCTATTGGCACACTATGGTATATCCAATAAAGCCACCTGTGGTAGCTGAAAGAGCTGAGACGCAGGAAATTGAAGAACCTTACCGTTTTGGTAAGGGAATATGTTTAAGAATTCCATTTACAAGATTATCTNTAGTAATGGGCAAGTGGATTACCGCACACACAGAAAGTCAAGCACTTACTAACGCAATTGNTGGTAGAGCTATGACACAGGATGAAGTTGACTGGGATCTAATTAGAGGGATTGATGATGCAGATATTTAAAAAGAAAAATAAGACGGTAAAAGAATTAACCCGTGTACAGAAGCGTGTTAAGACTTTGCCAACATCAGAACTACTTATGTGGACAGATCAGATTATTTACTCTACTGGTCGTAATCTTTCTGCCTGGCAGAAGTCACATCACCCGGACAGTCTAGGTGAGGCACGACTAGGGGCGGAATCATTATTCGCAATCATTAATGAGCTATCTGAAAGAACACTTTCGTGAGTGAAATTAACTTTGATGAGTTAGAGCCAGAAGACTTCGACGACTACGGCAACGTACTTCCTGAAGAGGCTCCTGAAGAGGAAATGGATGAACTCTCTAGGGAGTTTGTAAAAGCTCTTATAGAAAAGATTATGGACTTTATGAGAGTTCTTGTAGGTCATGAGCTGCACCCATATCAACAACCTTTAGCACGTCGTCTAATTGAATCAGTAATCATTAACGATGGCGAAGAAATTACAGCTTTAGCATCTCGTCAGTCAGGTAAGTCAGAAACTATTGCTAATACCGTGGCAACCCTTATGGTTATCCTTCCACGCTTAGCCCGTATGTATCCAGAGCTGCTTGGCAAGTTTGGTGATGGAATTATGGTGGGAATGTTTGCCCCAGTCCAATCACAGGTAGAAACCCTTTATTCTCGTACAGTATCCCGCCTAACTAGCGAGTNTGCTTTAGATGTCCTTGGTGACCCTGAGATTGATGATATGGTATCTAAAACACCTGGAGTAGTAAGAAACATTAAACTTAAGAACTCTGGCTCATCCCTTATGATGATGACAGCTAACCCTCGTGCAAAGATTGAATCCAAGTCGTTCCACCTTATCATTATTGATGAGTGTCAAGAAGCTGACGACTTTGTAGTTGCCAAGTCAATCTCACCTATGGGTGCGTACTACAACGCCACCATGGTTAAGACCGGAACCCCAACTACACACAAAAACAACTTTTACAAAGCTATTCAATTTAACAAGCGTAGACAGACCAGTCGCAATGCAAAACAGAACCATTTCCAATGGGACTGGAAAGATGTGGCTAAGGTAAACCCTAACTACGAAAAGTTTATTAAAAAAGAGATGCTTCGTATTAACGAGGACTCTGACGAGTTTCAGCTTTCATACAACTGCAAATGGTTGTTGGAGAGAGGAATGTTCGTTACATCTTCAATCATGGACGATCTTGGGGATACCTCGCAAGAGATAGTTAAGTCGTGGCACCGATCTCCAGTGGTCGTGGGTATTGACCCAGCCCGTAAGATGGACTCGACGGTCGTCACGGTCGTCTGGGTAGACTGGGATAGACCAGATGAATATGGTTACTATGATCATAGAGTTTTAAATTGGCTTGAAATGCAGGGCGATGACTGGGAAGAACAATATTTCCAGATCCAACAGTTCCTAGGCGCATACGATGTGCTTGCAATTGGAATTGACGCCAATGGTGTAGGTGATGCAGTGGCTGGAAGATTAAAGATTCTTATGCCTCGTGCAGAAGTTATTCCGGTTACATCAAGTCCCTCAGAGCAATCAAAGCGATGGAAACACCTTCAAGCTTTGATTCAACGTCAGATGGTCTCATGGCCTTCCCATGCAAAGACTCGTCGCTTACGTATTTGGAAAAAGTTCTACCAACAAATGACGGATGCCGAAGTTCAGTACAAAGGCCCAAATTTTATGGTGGCAGCTCCAGATGAAGCCCACGCCCATGATGACTTTGTAGATTCATTGGCACTGGCATGTTCCTTAACACAGGAACTAGTAATGCCTACAATTGAAGTTTCGGCAAGCCCATTCTTTTAAAAAGTACACCTTTAGCCTGACTAAAGGGTAAATCACATAGAGAATTATGCCGAGGACCCTCAATCCCAATCCTATAGGAGAATAAACATGGCAGTAGAAAACATCGCCCCAACGCCTCAGTTTGCTGAGCGCCCAGGCACCTCATATGAGCGTAAGATGTCTCCTGCAACACCTGGCCTTCGTGGTCCACTTCGTTTCGAAGAGGGTATTGCAACAGACACTGACGTCCCAAATGATTTCCAACTTGGTTTGGATCAAGGTTATGACACACCAGAAGGTCGTCCTAACCACAATGTAAACGTATTTGAAAAGTATGCTGAAGAGACAATGCGTGAGCGTGCTCACGTCGGTTCTGCAGCATGGGTAGAAGCTCCAACATTCCTTGGCGAGTTTGCACAAGGTAACTTTGGAGATCACTCCCAGATTGTTATCGAAGAGGTCATTCGTGATGGCTCACGCCAAGAGCGCATGAACCCAGCTTCGGTCCTAGACTAAAAAAGTACGATAGACTATACCAGTCTCCAGCTCTGTACCCTTTCTCCGGAGCTGGAGACTTTTATGGAGGAGACAAATGGCACAGCCTAACAATCCAAAACTTTATAACATGTTGTTACAACAGGCTAAAGCAAAGTTTCCTTCGCACAAACCAAATGGTTTGAGTTTTCCAGCAGCTAAATGGTTTGGACAAGAGTACGCACGAGAAGGCGGTGGATTCGTAGATTCCATCAAGCAAGTAGATCCAAAGCTACGTGATTTTAAGCAAGAAGCAATTGTTAAAGAAAAACGTAAAGAAGCTTTAGATAAAAAGAAAAAGAAGCAAGCAGGTTTCGTCGTTTAAGTTGGGGGCAACTATGAAGTCAGGATGTAATCAATGAGCGGTGGTATGGATTTTTCACCTCCCAGTTATAGGGCGGCGTCGTCTGACTTAACCATCTCCATTTCACCACTAGGTTTAGTGGAACTTGCTGATGAAGAATTTGAAGTACACGGTCCACGTTTAAACCGTTACTCACTTAACTGGGCAATGTATCTAGGACATCACTGGTCCTACCGCCGTGAAATTGGCGAATCGCAGATGGTATACAACTACTATCGTGCCTTTACAGATTTTATTATTAACTTTACTTTTAGTCGTGGCGTTACTTTCCGTAGTCCTGTGCAGACTGAAGCTATCATCCCAAGCGTGTTAAAGCGTGTGTGGGAAATTGATAACGATAAGCATGGAATTCTATGGGAGATGGGGCAGCAAGGCGGAGTATCTGGCGATTGTTTCGTCAAGGTAGCTTATGAAGAAAGTTATGCCGATTCAACAGGCCGTCCTCATCCGGGCCGAGTGCGTATACTTCCTCTTAACGCCTCTTTTTGTTTCCCAGAGTTCCACCCGCATGATCGCTCACGTTTGATTCGCTTTAAGCTTAAGTACCGTTTCTGGGGTACATCTGTAGAAGGCACACGCCAGGTCTACACATATACAGAAATCTTGACTGATGACCGCATCGAGGAATATATCAATGATGAACTTATTGACTCACGTCCAAACCCTATTGGTGTTGTCCCTGTCATTCATATTCCTAATGTTCGTGTTTCCGGTTCTCCTTGGGGCCTCAGCGATTGCCACGATGTTATTACGCTTAACCGCAATTACAACGAAGTAGCTACAGATGTAGCAGACATTATTAACTACCACGCAGCCCCAGTTACTGTTATTACCGGTGCAAAGGCTAATGCCCTTGAAAAGGGCCCTAAGAAGGTTTGGGCCGGTCTTCCTAAGGAAGCACAGGTATTTAACCTTGAAGGTGGCGGACAAGGCTTACAGGGTGCTCTAGAGTATCTAAAGGTTGTTAAGACAGCTATGCACGAGATGGTTGGTGTCCCAGAGACAGCTCTTGGACAAGTTCAACCTATCTCTAATACCTCAGGTGTTGCTTTGGCTATTCAGTATCAGCCATTGATGAACCGCTACAACCAAAAGCTTGTACAGTACCAAGAAGGCCTACGACGTATCAATGAGTTGGTTCTCTTGACCCTTGCGTTTAAAGAGCCAGAAGTCTTTACCTATAATCCTGATGTCAACGGTCCAATCAAGCCAGGTCAGCTTACCCAGCTTGATCTTGCTAGCCCATTGACTTATGAATCAATTGTTCACTTCCCACAACCTCTTCCATTGGATAAGCTCATTATTCTTAATGAAATCCAGCAGAAGATGAACCTGAACCTTGAGAGCCGTGAAGGCGCCCTACGTCAACTTGGCGAAGAATTCCCTAATGAGAAGCTTGAAGAAATTCGTGCAGAACTTATTGCGGATGCTAAGTCTGATGGTGCGCTTGCTCTCATCAAACAGCAAATAAATGCGGCAATCACATCACTTACTGGTATGATGCCTGATGGAACTCTTCCTCCTGGTGCAGAACCTGGAGATGGGACTGGCCCTGGCCCTATGGGACAACCTGGCGTCGTTACCCCATTTGAAGAAGAAACAATCGCAGAACTTCAGCAAGATATGGTTGTAAAAGCTTATGGGGTACGCACACCGTCGCAAACCTCAAACACACAAACTGATACACCTAACTCTGAAGAAAACAAGTAGCTTTAACCTGACAAATCACTAATAATTTGTCAGGCTTAACCCAAACCAAACCCGTAGGTCATCGTGGCATTAAATCGGACAACGACCTCTTAAACCTAAGGAATAAGCATGTCAGAAACATCATCAACTGTTGTTGAAAGTGCCGCAGCTCAAGAGGCTTTTGCTTCAGAAGTTGCACCCGTTCAAACAACAAAGGCAGTGGCCGAATCAAACTCAGTAGTAGATTCAAAGCCAGGTTACACAGAAGTAGATTTACAACGAGTTCGTGAGCAAGAGAAATCTAAGCTCTATCCTCAGATTGATTCCCTAAAGGAAGAAATCAACCTACTTAAGAAAGACCGTGAAGCGCAGCTTGCAGAAGCTAATCGTATTGCGGCAGAGAAAGAAGAAGAAGCCCGTAAGAAGGCTGAGTCTGAAATGGATGTTCGCACACTTCTTGAACAAAAAGAACAAGAGTGGAAGAAAGAGATCGAAGAGATCCGACAAGAAGGTGCTCGTAAAGATGCACTTCTTGAACGTGAACGNCAATATGCAGAACTNACCGCTTACCGCAATCGTCGCCTTGCTGAAGAGCAAGAAAATATTATGCCTGAGCTTGTAGATCTAATCTCAGGAAATAGTGCNGACGAGATCGAACAGAGCATTACCGGACTTAGAGAACGTTCGTCTAAGATTCTGGAATCGGCGCAGCAGGCTATGCAGTCAGCTCGTCGTGACATGAAAGGCACAAGTACCACTTTGCCCCCAACAATGGAAAACAATTCGGGTCAACAACAGTTCACAGCGGATCAAATTGCCGCAATGTCGGTTACCGAGTACGCAAAATACAGAGATCGTTTGTTCCCCGGAGCAAGCAATCAAAATAAGGGAATCTTCGGGTAAGCAATTACCTTTTTAAAATTAACCTCAACATATATGAATAAGGAGTAATACCGACATGGCATCAGCCGTAACAGGTACCGGCAATTTAGCCGCAGCCCCAACAGCGTATTCTGGCTCTAACAGCCAGCTTACACAAGCAATTCAGACCATCTGGTCTAAGGAAATTCTATTCCAGTCAATGCCTATCTTGCGCTTCGAGCAATTCGCAGTCAAGAAGACAGAACTAGGCGTAGCTCCTGGTCTCCAGATCAACTTCATGCGTTACAACAACCTCGGCTTCGCAGCTCCATTGGTTGAAGGCGTTCGTATGTCAACAAATGCGTTGACAGCACAACAGTTCTCAATCACAGTTGCAGAGCATGGTTATGCAATCGCAGTATCAGAGCTTCTACTTAACGCATCATTCGATGACGTAATGGCTTCAGCCTCACGTCTTCTTGGTCGTAACATGGCTCTCTACCTTGATGGCCAGGCACGTGACACACTTATGGCAGCATCGTCTGTTATCTACGGTGAAGATCGTTCTAACCTATCAGCAGTTAACAACTGGTA